CCTGTCCAAGATCAAGGATAAGGAGGAACGCAAAAGGATTGCAAAGATACAACAGGCGATTAGGCTGCCGGATGCTGACCTTACGGATTATGATATCGGGAATGCATTCATATAAGGGGGGGACATATGAAAAAGATTCAATATCCGCCTACGAAAAGGCTGTGGTATATCTGCCCGGTGTGTAAAACGAAGCTGGTGATTTATGATGACACAGCTAAATGCACAAACGTATTCGTTAAGTGCCGGACATGTAAAAACGAAATAGAGATCAAGATATAAGCGCTTTAAATTGAGCCATTGGAGCCTGCGCTATTCACGGAAGGGATGTGGATAGGATGAGCTACGATGGTTCTTTAAAATTTGATACCGCGATCAATGAGTCAGGTTTTAATGCGGGCTTGAAAAATCTGGGGAGTATTGCGAAAGGTGGCCTGTCTGTACTGGGCGGCGCCATAGCTGGGGTAACTGCCGCAATGGGGGCCGGAGTTAGCGCGGCGGTTAATGTGGGCATGAGCTTTGAGAGTCAAATGTCCAAAGTACAAGCGATTTCCGGAGCCACCGGCGGTGAGTTGCAGGCGCTTTCGGAAAAAGCGAAGGAAATGGGTGCCACGACAAAGTTTTCCGCTACGGAATCCGGACAGGCATTTGAGTATATGGCGATGGCCGGCTGGAAAACGGAGGACATGCTGGGCGGTATTGAGGGGATCATGAATCTGGCCGCAGCCTCCGGGGAGGATCTGGCGGCCACTTCTGATATTGTCACAGACGCCCTGACTGCCTTCGGACTGTCTGCCTCAGATTCGGGTCATTTTGCGGATATACTGGCGGCTACATCTACTAGCGCAAATACCAATGTGGGGCTGATGGGAGAGACCTTCAAGTATGTTGCTCCTGTGGCAGGCGCATTGGGATTTTCAGTAGAAGATACAGCTATGGCCATAGGTCTGATGGCGAATGCCGGAATCAAAGGATCTCAGGCTGGTACCGCGCTGCGCTCTATCATGTCCAGGCTTGCAAAGCCTACAGATGATGTAGCTGTTGCAATGTCGGAGCTGGGGCTTTCTATCCTCAATAGTGACGGTAGTATGAAATCCCTGAATGAGATTACCGGGGATCTCCGGAGCAGCTTTGCAGGACTGAGTGAGGCGGAGAAGGCAAGTATGGCGGCTACGCTTGGCGGGCAGGAAGCCATGTCCGGCCTGCTGGCGATTGTAACGGCATCCGATGATGATTTCAATAAATTACAGTCAGCGATTAATGGTGCTACGGATGAATTGACCGGGTACAGCGCAGCGGCTGAGATTGCTGAAATTGCACAGAACAATCTTTCAGGTCAGTTGGATAAAGTAAAAGCGGCTGCAGAAATCCTGGGGATTGAACTTTATGAGTCAGTCAAACAGCCATTAACCGATATCGCAAAGACAGGAGCCGAAGCAATCAGTGAATTGACCACAGCTTTTCAGGAAGGCGGCACTGCAGGGCTGATTGAGGCCGGAGGAAAACTGATCGCGGATCTGCTGACGGGGATTGCCAGTGCATTACCAGACGTGATCACTATTGCCGTAGACGTAATTACTTCGATCATTGACAGTTTAACAGCCAACACTCCGCAAATATTGTCTGCGGGAATACAGATCATACAGGCTTTTGTGGATGGGATGATGCAGATTCTTCCGGTTGTCGGGGAATTTGTCTTAAGTCTGTTGACGCAATTATATACGCAGATCAGTGCCCACGGCCCGGAACTTCTGCAGAAAGGGTATGAGCTGCTGAGCAATCTTGTGGATGGGTTTGTGCAAGCCATCCCGGAAATGCTGCCGAAAGTTCTGGACTTCATCCAGGGGATTGGAGAGAAGCTGGCCGAAGCTGCGCCTGTGCTCATAGAAAAGGGTTTTGAACTACTGAGCAAACTGGTGGAGGGAATCGTGACAGCAATCCCGATCCTGATCGCCAGGGTGCCGGAGATCATCACAACATTTGCAAATGTCGTCAATGATAATTTCCCGACGATACTTGCCAAGGGGATGGAGTTGCTCGGGCAGCTTGCAATGGGGCTGATACAGGCTATTCCAGATCTGATCGCACATATTCCCGAGATTATAGAGGCCATTGTTGCAGTTTTCACGGCTTATAACTGGCTTGCGCTTGGGAAGAATATCATCCAGTTCCTGGGGAACGGGATAAAATCTATGGCTTCGGCGGCTGCTACCGCGGCGAAAAATGTACAGACAGGAATTACAAATGCAATCAAGAACCTCCCAAATACATTGTCCACTCTCGGAAAGAATGCGATTTCAGGGCTTGGAAAGGCAATATCAAGTGGCATCAGTAGTGTGGTTGGACATGCAAGAAATGTAGTAACTGGAATCAAGACTGCGTTTACCAGCATCAACTGGGGAAGTATCGGGAGCAACATTATCAAAGGGATTGCGAACGGTATTGCTGGAGCTGTGGGCGGATTAGTAAGTGCTGCCATCAATGCTGCAAAATCTGCATTCAATGCCGCAAAGAAGGCGTTGGGGATTCATTCACCTTCTACGCTATTCCGGGATATGATTGGTAAAAATATGGCCCTTGGAATTGGGATAGGTTTCGAAAAGAATGTCCCTACAGATGAGATGGAAGCCAGCCTGCAGGATTCGGTTGAACGGATGCGGAATACAACTAAGAAAATAACATCCACTCCGGTGAATACGACCGGGCATATTATTTCAAAATCGAAGGATTCCAAAACTCCCCAGTCACCTGAGTATCCGGAATTTGACTATGAACGGATGGGAAAAGAAACAGCAAAAGCTATAGAAGGCATGGGAGTATATTTGGATAAGAAACCGGCGGGTAAGATATTAGCGCCAGTCATCGATGATGAGCTTGGCAGGATTAACAGGAGGAAAACATGATGGGAGTTGGAATTACATTTGAAGATAAGATCCACACAGAGAGGGACTGGGGATTGAAATTACTGAGCCTGTATATCCCCATGCCGACGCCGAAGCAGCAGCTGATCGATATCCCGGGCGGTGATGGGAGTATCGACCTTACAGAGGTCAACGGGCGTCCGGCATATAACGACCGGGACGGCCTGGAGCTGGTTTTTGATATTATGGATGGGAATTATAAAAATTGGTTCCTGAAATATTCGGAATTTGCAAAGGAGATTCATGGGAAAAAAGTAAAAATGGTACTGGACGATGAACCGGAGCATTATTATCTGGTGCGCTTCAACTTGGACGGACAAAAGACGAATCCGGCATTCGGAACGGTCACACTTTCCGGAACTGCGGATCCGTTCAAATATGACCTTGTCTCCAGCAATGAACCCTGGAAATGGGATTCTTTTAATTTCTGTACAGGAGTGATTCGGAATCTGGGCGACAAGGTGATATCTGAAACAAATAATACGGTTACTATTTTAGGGGCAGGCATTGATAATTCACCGGTATTTATTGTTACGGAAGCAGATAACCTGAAACTCACTCACCTTGGACGGACGTATACCCTAAAGGTTGGAAGAAACCGGTTCCCTGCCGTACGGGTAGGAGAGCAGGATGTGGTATTGACATTTTCAGGAACCGGGAAACTGTCTGTTGAGTATAGGGGGAGATACTTGTAATGTATCAGATATTGATTGATGGAAGGGATCTGTATTATCCGCAGGATGAAGAGTATACAGCATCAGATCCGGTTGTTAAACTGCAGCTGAATGATTCTGGCACTCTTGATCTTGGGGTACCGGTCTGCAACCCGGAATATGACAATATAAAAAACCGCATTTCTATGGTACAGGTGTTGAAAAATGGAAAAGAGATTTTCTACGGGGAAGTGCGGGAAGCGGAAAAGGATTTTTACAGAACGAAACAAGTTTACGCAGTAGGTGAGCTTGCTTTTCTGTATGATTCTATCCAGCCACAGGCCGTGTACCACGATCTGACCTCCAGGCAGATGTTGGAAACCTGGCTGAACATACATAACAGCCAGGTGGAGGACAAGAAAAAGTTTTATGTTGGTATAGTCACAGTCCGTGACAGCAATGACAGCCTGTACCGGTTTACAAACCAGGAGACCACGCTGGACGCGATCCGGGAAAAATTGTGTGAAAAACTGAACGGTTACCTGCGGATCCGGAAGGAGAATGGAAAACGGTATCTTGATCTGGTTACTCTGGAAGAGTATGGGAAGATATGCGAACAGCCCATAGAATTTGGTGACAACCTCCTGGATTATTCAGAAAACATTTCTGCCAGCGACCTGTATACCTGTGTAATCCCCAAAGGGGCAAGGCTGGAAGAAAGCCCGATTGAGGGATTAGAGGCTTATGCTGATATCAAGTCCGTAAATGACGGGAAAGATTATGTATATAGTCCTGAGGCAGTTTCTGTCTATGGGTGGAACCGCTGCGTAGTATCCTGGGATGATGTAACATTGCCCGAGAACCTAAAAAAGAAAGCGGAGGCATGGCTGAAGGATGCGCAGTACGAAACGATGGTGCTGAACCTCACTGCTGCGGATTTGTCCATTCTGGATGCGG